GATCATCGGCGTTTCATTTACATGCGGCTTTATCTCTCTACTTGACTATCGAGTCGAGTCACACTTACTTAGATAAAGGCTCTGGTGTTTCGGTGACGAACAACGTTCCGACTCGACTCGAAGTGAAAATGTTTCTTCTAGCGCCAGATCGCCATCAGGCTGGGCAACGCCCAACGGACAGGTAGATGCAAAGCTGATACCTGAACGGCTTGGAGCCGCCAACGGCGGTACAAGCGGCAGCAAAATACGCAAGGCGAACGCGCTGCACGTGATCCGAGCCTGAGCTCTCCAACAATTTGGGCCTAACGCCGAGGTCGGTATCGTGTTGTGGCACTGCCGGCCCAGGCACCTGGAGGTGCTCATGCACTCGATCAAGCTTGTCTCAGCTGAGACGCTAAAACCCAATCCTCGTAACGCACGGACACATTCGAAGAAACAGATCCGCCAGATCGCGAAGAGTATCGAAACATACGGCTTCACTGTTCCCGTATTGATCGATGAAGCTGCGATGATCATCGCGGGGCATGGACGCCTTGAGGCGGCGAGGCTGCTTGGACTTCGAGAAGTTCCGGTCATTCTGATCGATGGCCTGAATGAGGCTAGGAAACGTGCCCTGGTCATCGCCGATAACAAGATTGCCGAGAATGCTGGCTGGGACCGTGAGCGTCTGGCGCTTGAGCTTCCCGAACTGTCCGAGATCCTGATCGAAGAAGGGCTCGAAGTTTCGATCACAGGCTTTGAGCCTGTGGAGATCGACCAGATCCTTTCAGATTTCGAAGAGGACGCGTCAGACCCTGCAGACACTCTAGAAGATGAGTGGCTGTCTGCTGCGGTCGCGAGTATCCGAGGCGATCTCTGGCACCTCGGCCATCATCGGTTGTTATGCGGAGATGCCCGCGGCAAAAACGATCTTGATAACTTGATGGCCGAGCATTGTGCGTCGATGGCATTTCTCGACCCGCCTTATAACGTACGGATTAAAGACATCGTTGGGCGTGGGCGCATCAAACACGAGGAGTTTGCTATGGCCTCAGGCGAGATGTCGCGCACAGACTTTGTGCAATTTCTCATTGGAGCGCTTGGGCGTGCAGCAGATTTTTCACAGACCGGTGCCGTCCATTTTGTCTGCATGGATTGGCGGCACATCAGTCACCTCGTAGAAGCAGGCGATGCCGTGTACGACGAGATGCTAAACCTCGTCGTGTGGACAAAGTCCAACGCTGGTCAGGGAAGCTTCTACCGGAGCCAACACGAGCTGATCGGCGTCTTCCGGGTCGGCCAAAGCCCCCATCTCAACAATATAGCGCTAGGGCGTCATGGACGTTCGCGTTCAAATGTCTGGCAATACGCCGGCGTGAACTCGTTTCGTGCGGGACGGATGGATGAGCTGTCGGCCCATCCGACCGTGAAGCCCATTGCCATGGTCGTCGATGCGCTCAAGGACTGCACCGCTCGGGGTGACATCGTTCTCGACACTTTTTGTGGGGCAGGCACGACACTCTTGGCCGCGGAGCGGATCGGCCGTCGTGCTTACGTCATGGAGCTCGAGCCTCGCTATGTCGACGTGGCGATTCGACGATGGCAGGCTTTCACCGGGCGTGATGCCGTCCACGGCCTCACGGGGGCAACGTTTAATGAAGTTGCTGAGAGCCGCTTGAGTGCAAGGAAGTCTGCAGAGAAGCAGGAGGCTCCAAAATGACTGATAAGAAAGCCCCCTCCTCACGTGCGGCCACATCCTACGAGATCGGATACGGCAAACCACCCAAGCACACCCAGTTTAAACCAGGTATATCGGGCAATCCGAAAGGACGCCCACAGGGACATCTCAATCTCACGACCATCGTGAAAGAGACCGCGCGGCAGAAAGTCTCGATCCGACAAGGGCAGAAGACGCACACTGTCCAGAAGCTCTCCGCCTTCGTACAGCAGGTTTTCAATAAGGCTCTCACCGGCGATCAAAGGGCGGCGGGACTGCTGCTCAAACTCTTGCAGGGCGCCGGACTCATCGATGAAGCGCCGGAAAACTCAGGGAGCCTCACTGTGAACGCAGACGATCAGGCCATTCTTGACAGCTTTCTCGCGCGGCATGGGATCACCGAACCAGGAGATACACGGCGGGACGACACTTCAGACTGCAAGGAGCCGCAAGCGGAGCCAGAATGCTCAAAACAAGGGGACAAACCATGAGTTCTAAAGGTGGGGATAGCTTCACAAAACGCGATGCCCTGGACGCACTGCTTCGGTCCGACCTCTATTCCTTTGTCCAAGGGACGTTTCGAACCGTATCGCCGGGCGTTCCCTTTCTTGGAAATTGGCACATTGAGGCCATCACCTATGCTCTCAGCCGCGTCCAGTCCGGAGAGATCAGGCGGCTCATCATCACGGTGCCGCCTCGAAGTCTGAAGTCGATCTGCGCGTCGGTCGCATTTCCAGCCTTCGTGCTGGGACAAGACCCGACACGACGCATCATCTGTGTCAGTTATTCAGAGGCGCTGGCCCGCAAGCATGCCAACGATTTCCGCGCACTGATCCGCTCCGCTTTCTATAGGCGCATTTTCCCTGGCACGCGTATCAGCTCTGACAAAGACACCGAGCTTGAAGTCATGACAACCGCGCGCGGCTTTCGCTACGCCACCTCCGTCGGTGGGACATTGACCGGTCGCGGAGGAAACCTTCTGGTCATCGATGACCCTATGAAGCCACAGGACGCATATTCCGAGACGGCTCGTGAAAATCAAAAGCACTGGTATGCCAATACCCTTCTGCCACGCCTCGATAATAAGGCTGATGACGCCATCGTTGTCGTGATGCAACGCCTGCACGAGGATGACCTCGTGGGCCACCTGTCGGAACAAGAAGGCTGGGACCACCTCAACTTACCTGCAATTGCAGAAGCGGAGCAGACAGTGCCGCTTGCACCAAATCGCATTTATCACCGCAAGGTTGACGAGGTCCTGCATCCAGATCGGGAACCGCATTCTGCCCTAGAGGAGCTCAAACACTCCATGGGCTCGCTCGACTTCGCCGCTCAATATCAGCAGCAGCCCGTGCCTCCAGACGGCACCATGATCAAATGGCCGTGGTTTCGTTTTTACGACAAGCCGCCCCTCTGGGAAAATGGAGACAAGTTGATCGTGAGTTGGGACACGGCCATGAGCAGCAGTGAGCTATCTGACTATTCGGCCTGTGTCGTCGTGATAGTAAGAGGCGAGACGGTCTACCTCCTCGACGTAGTTCGCGGCCGATTTGGCTATCCCGATCTCAAGCGGAAGGCCATCGACATGCATCGCCGCTGGCGCAACGCTGCCAATGATTACGCCCTTCTCATTGAGAACATGGGCTCGGGCATGAGCCTGATCCAGGATTTGAGGCAGGAGCGTATCCATGCCATCCCAGTCAAACCGGTCGGTGACAAGATTATGCGCATGAGCGCCAGCACGGCGCGGATTGAAGCCGGTGCCGTGCACCTTCCGAGCCAAGCGCCTTGGCTTGAGGATTTTCGCAGAGAGATCATGGCGTTTCCAAACGGGAGACATGACGATCAGGTCGATGCGCTGTCCCAAGCTTTGCACCGGGCATTCAGCAACGAAGGCAAAATCATCGTGAGCTTTCCGCGAGGGTTGAATTACTAAAGAAATATGGTCCGAACGGATCCCACGATTGGGAGGCACTGCCCGAGCTAGGCCAGAAGGAACAACTAAACGCTTTTCTCTGGACTTCACTTGCAAACGAAGCATGTGTGGTGGAGGCGCACAGACTGACTGCCCTCTGAGCACGCCCTGGTGCCCGGCCTCGGTTCCGGGCTTGTGGCGGTGCAAGAGCCCGCTTTCGGGCTCGAAGGAGGTCAGCGATGAACACTCCCAACCAACCCGTCGCGGAAGATCGCGACAGCGTACCCAATTGGGCGCCCTCGCCGCTGTCGCCGGGTGCGGAAGCAGAGCTGCCACGGGCAAGTCTGGAGAAGCTCCGCAGCGAATGGCGGCGGCTATACCGCTGCGAGCCGCCAAGGATCAGCCGCGAACTGTTGATCCGCGGGATCGCGTATCGGCGCCAGGAGCTTGAGCACGGAGGGCTCGGCAAGGCGACCCGCCGCAAGCTTAAGACACTGGCGAAGATGTTCCGGACCACAGGAAAAGTGGCTCCGGATCCCGGCCTCGCTTTGAAGCCAGGCGCGCGGCTCGTGCGCGAATGGCATGGCCGCACGCACACGGTCACGGTGACCGAAGACGGCTTCGAATACGCCGGAACGAGCTATCCGTCGCTCACAAAAATCGCCAAGAAGATCACTGGTGCCCATTGGTCGGGGCCCCGCTTCTTCGGTCTCGTGCGAGCCAGCGCGAACCCTGAGAAGAGGACGAGCAATGCCTAAGGTTCGAGACGCGACGCATCGTCCATCGAGACGGCTGCGTTGCGCCATCTACACGCGCAAGTCCTCGGACGAGGGGCTTGAGCAGGCGTTCAACTCGCTCGATGCACAGCGCGAAGCCTGCGCTGCCTTCGTGCTCTCCCAGAAGCACGAAGGGTGGTCGGTCTTGCCGGCCCTATATGATGACGGCGGGTACTCCGGTGGAACGCTGACTCGCCCTGCCCTGCAACGGCTTCTGGCTGACATTGCGGATAGAAAAGTCGATGTGGTTATCGTCTATAAGATAGACCGTTTGACAAGGTCGCTGTTCGACTTCGCCAAAATTGTGGAGGTCTTCGAAGCGCGCGGCGTCTCCTTCGTCTCCATCACGCAGCAGTTCAACACCACCACGAGCATGGGGCGGCTGACCCTCAATGTCCTTCTCTCCTTTGCCCAGTTTGAGCGGGAAGTGGCCGGAGAGCGGATCCGCGACAAGATCGCCGCATCGAAGAAGAAGGGCATGTGGATGGGTGGCCTACCGCCACTCGGTTACGATGTTCGAGAAAGGAAGCTCATCGTCAATGAAGAGGAGGCAAAGACCGTCCTTCATATATTCAGGCGTTACGCCGAACTCCGGCCGGTGCGTGCCCTTAAAGTCGAACTCGACGCCGCGGGAGTTCTCAGCAAACGCCGCACCTTCGCGGACGGGACCGTCTATGGCGGACACAAGCTCTCCCGTGGCGCTCTTTATCTCATGCTCCAGAACCGCATCTATCGCGGCGAGATCACGCACAAAGGCAACGCCTATCCGGGGGAGCACAAGGCCATCGTGGACCAGGCCCTGTGGGATAGGGTCCAGGCTGTCCTCGCCGAGAACCGGGTCGACCGCACCACAGGCGCAGATGCAAAATATCCCAGCCTGCTCGCCGGCTTAGCCTTCGACGACAGCGGCGAGCGGTTGACGCCCACGCACGCCGTGAAGAAGGGCACGCGCTACCGGTACTACGTCTCGAAGTCACTCATCACGGGGGCCGCTAAGGACCACTCGCGAGGTCGGCGGATCCCTGCCGGTAACCTGGAAAGCTTGGTCATCGGCAGAATCCGCGACTTCCTCGCCGATGATGGGGCGGTACTGAGTGCTATCAGCGATGCGGAGCAGAATGGAGCCCAACAGAAGAGACTGATCACGCGCGGCCGTCAGGTCTCGGAGGAACTCCCGGCGCTTGCCCCCGATACGCTCCGATCCATCCTCATGACGCTGGTCAGCCGGATCGACATCAAATCTGAGCACGTCGAGATCCGAGTCCATAGGCGACAGCTTCACGACCTGCTCCAGCCAGAGTCGATAGAACCGCCTTCCGCACATCCGGCTCCTACCGGCCCCGGTGACATTCTGAAGCTCAAGGTCAAGGCGCGACTCCAGCGCGTCGGCCGTGAGATGAAGCTGATCGTGCACAATGCCGACGACCGGACGCAAGCCGATCCAGGCCTCCTTCGGATCGTTGCGCGGGCGCATGATTTCCAAGAGCGTCTAGTGGAAGACCCCGATCTGACCGTGCCTGCCATTGCCAGTCAGGAGCGGCTCACGATTGGCTACCTGTCTCGCCTGCTGCGGCTTCCTTCGCTGGCACCCGATATCGTCACCGCCATCATCAACGGCAAGCACCCTCCTGAGCTGAGCGCCAAGCGGCTGATGCGTTTGGCCCTCAAACTTCCCACCGACTGGGCCGATCAGCGGAAGCTGCTCGGGTTTCAGGGCGAATAAGGGGCGTTAGGCTCGCGTCCCGCGCGATGCTTTCGGATGCACTCGTGCGAAAATGTTGACCCCCAAATGCCCCCCGAGAGATTTCCGCGTCGGCAGCGGCCCTCGTTCCGCGCAAAGACGTCTCCGCCGCTCGCTTGGCGTGGCGAGGGCGGGCAAATACGCCTGAAACGGCCCAAAAAAGGCAGGTTCCG